TGATGGGGCAACTTGGTAGCCTGATGGCATATCACAAGTTCACGTTTCCATCATCAAAATATGGCTTTTCATTCGTTGTTTCAATTGTGTGATGCTTAAACGTGGTTATCTTTGAATGGTTTCTACTTCATCGGTTTCTTTGTCATATATACCCCTGACAAACTTGTTTAACTGTAATTGGACCATCGCATTTGTTTTCTCTTTTTCCGGAACTGTCAATAACGTGAACTCCTTCATTTGTTTGCATTTGGCTGACTCTTTCATATGTCTCCTTATCATGAATAAGTTACTTGTTGCGGAACACCACGGACAAATAACAGGTATTTTACTTTTCTCATCGTAGTTAATTTTATGCTTTCGTGCCACTTCTTGTGCTTTCAATGCTCGCTCCATCAAGGTTAGTTTGTGCTTTTGGCTCATCTATTATCCAACTAAACATTTTATTTTGATGTAGAATTTCGTTGGATATCATTACAAAAAGGGTTCATATCTTGGTTCGTTGGTTTAAGCATCACACAATTGAAACAACGAATGAAAAGCCATATTTTGATGATGGAAACGTGAACTTGTGATATGCCATCAGGCTACCAAGTTGCCCCATCAGATGAAATAGTTCTTTAATAAAATGTTGTTGGAATTCCCATGGTGATGCATCGGGCTTAAACTACTGATATTTGGGTTGGTTACGGGGAATATCTTAGTTTTGTTCCATTCCTTTAAGTGATTCAAATGATAGTATTGATATTTAAAGAAACTCAGAACTAATTGGTCTTTTGGATAATTGTTCCATTTTTTAATAGATATCTAATTGATAGTTATTAAAAAAAAATTATTTGGTGTTGATAAACGTGGTATGCTTGATGCTCTTACGATGTCTTGATAAATTACCGTGAATCACAGTTGAACCGCACTCACAAACTACTGGTTGTTTATCCCTTTCTGATATTTTTTCTTTGTTGCCCTCATAGTATTGCTTATCCCGTTCTGATATTTCCTGCTTGTTATCCTTTCTGTATTGCTTCTTCTTGACTAATAATTGCTCTTTGTTATCTTTGTAGTATTGCTTATTTGTTCTCCCAATAACAATTTTGTTAACGCACGCCATCGTTCTTATATAGTGGGACTCTCTCGCTTCTAACTCGTCGTTGCTATTACATGGGAAATTCTCAATTAGTTCTATTTTGCAGTTTTCAATGCCGAATTTTTCAAATAGCTCATATGCCATGACCTTGTCACACTTCCCACGCTTCCATGCATTATAGCTGCCCCGATGTGCTGTCATGCGTTGACATAGCCGTTCCTTTGTTGTAGAACCAATGTAAATATCAGGTCCTAGGTAGCTACATATTTTGTATATCTTCCCTTTGCTGAAATTCTTAGGTGCTCTTTGTGTTGTTGTCATATAATATCATTACGTATCATTCCTTTAAACCAATACCTTTAAGTGCTATTTTAAGAGAAAGCGGCTACATTGAATTGGACATCAGTTATCTTATCAAAACCCTCTATAAAGTGGTGGTCACACTCTAATGATAAATTATTGTTCATGAGTTCCATCAATATAGTTCTGTTTGTTATGTTACCATCGTTATTACATCGGATATTAAACCAGTCGGCAACTTTCGGGCTTTCACTATAGCAATGACAATTATAAGAACACTTGACCATTATAGTTGGCTCAGTTGAAACCACTTCATCTATATCTTCAATTGGAATAGATACTGTGAATTTTGCATCGGGAAACATCGCCTCAAGTTGTTCAAACTCTTGTTCGTATTCTGCTTCAGTTTTCTCTGGTGTATTTGTCATATATTATCAATAGTTGTCATTTCTTTAAGTTTGTTTCCTTAAATGGCATCACTTTTATTTGAAACCACCGAATGAAACCCATATATCATTAACTCTGGTGTTCTCTACTTGAGTGACGGGCTCAATTGCATCTGAATTTTTTGCCTTCTTACTCTGCTCCAATAATTCTTTGCATTGATAATTCTTATATTTCATTACGGGCTTCTTCGGTTTCTTTGGTTTTTCCATTAACTCATCAGTGAAATTAATTTTTTATAAGTTACCATTTGATAGTTTATAAAAAAGTGCGTCTGGAAAGTTAGGCTTATTGGGTTACCCTCTTGAATACTCCCATCTTGATATCATCCTCGTTTTTGAAATATTGTTCATTTAAGTGCTTCATTTTTAAGTCAGTGGTTAGCCTCCAGCATTCAGCATCAGCCATATTCTTATCTTCACAAGGGAATCTCTTCACCTCCAAGAACATGAATTTGTACCAGCCCCCATTGTCTCTTATCATCTGATGTAGGTGTTTGTGTTGACCTTTTAATGTTTCGTCTCCTATGCATGCGGTTTTATGTTGACATTTTCGTTTGGTGAAGTCGCTTGTATGCCCAATATAGAATAGCTCAGGGTTTTCAATATTTTGAATGATATAGATGACAGTGTTTTGGTAGTTGATGTTTTTCTTTGGCATTACACTATAGAAGAAATTAATTCTTAAGTTATTTTGAGAGAATTCAAGATATTTAAAGAGAAAAATGTTTGGTAGTTATAATACATGCAAGCCTTCTATGATAACTTAAAACGCTTCCAGCCATATGAAGTTGTGGCATCGCAATTGATATGTAAGCTGAATAACGTGACCGTACAACATTTTTGTGAGGATAACCGCTTTGACTTCCTCACCAGTGACGGAATTACATACGAGGTGAAATGTGAGCCGTCAAGCTTAAAAACATGTAATTACTTTGTAGAATTTTGGGCGTATGGCAAGCCTTCGGGAATTTCAGTTACTCAGGCTCACTACTACATCTTTTCTGATATGACAAACTATTATCTAATAGCAGTTGATGAACTGAAAACATTGGTTAAACATCATGGAATTTTGAAAAAAACAAGAGATGGTTTAACAGCAGGTCATCTGGTTTCATGCACGTTAGTCAATGAAGCCGCCATCCAGCTCAACTAACTTACAAAGCCGTGTATATCTGTCTTGAATGTCATCACTCACATCTATCAATTCTGGATATTTTGAAACCATTTTGAGAATTTCAATGTCTGTCACATCGTCAAATTCAGATATTTCAATGTCGCCATTTTCATAAACTGTCTTTTGATAAGCCATCTTACTAATACAGAGAGAAGTTTTCTTTAAATGTTTTCATATTGTTATATTTCTATAATGATATGAAAAATTGGGTTAGTTGGTTAGTGCTTCTTACTGTTACAAGGTTGGCATAACATCTGGTAGGTTGCTTTGTTCTTATGGAATTCATACCAGTCGTTTTCAAATTGTTTATCTTGTTCATTAAAGATGCTGACTTTCGTTGTTGGGCATCTATTAAACTGACTTGGGATATTGTTATGTAATTGAAGAAACTCAGTTTTGATATCTCTAAATGGCGGACTCTTGTGGTCAACGTGATATTCTGAATATGATAAGCTATTATTTTGACACTGTTGACACGTTAATTGATATTGGTTTCGCTTGAAGGCTATAGTGTCCTTGCTGATGGTATTTCTCATAGCGCTTGTTAAGGCATTATCAGAAAGCTTTGTATTGGCGTTTCTACAGCAATGAAGCCACGAGTAGTCTACTGAAGTTCCATCTGTTCGGTTAACTATTCCATGCATCGCTTTTTTGTTCATTGGGTTTGTAATAAACTCAAAACACTGAATACCTTCCCCTCGTTTGGTTTTATATTCAGAATGGTTTCTCAGAAGTTGTTTGAAGAATTGGAACTGTTCATCGTCTCTTTCAATTTTACGCGGGTTATTTCCTATTTTGTCCCTTACGAATTGTTCACATTGCTTCATTGTGTTGAATTTTTGGGTTCCAATGTAATACGGCCCTTTCCACACTTTCATCTCTGAATTTTTACTTGTCATTGTATAATGAGTAGTAGAAATTATTTCTTTAATGCTTTTTCTTATTGAACTATGACTTGATACTTCCGTGGTCTCCCATTTGGCTTTTTAATTATTGGTTCTACTTCAGGTTTAACCTTCTTTGGACGCCCTAATTTTGGTGTTTCTGTTCTTGCTGCTTTCAATTTATAATATCGCGCTAGACTCTTATCCGTCATTCTTTGTCTAAATGTTGGGTCATTAACTAGGTTCTCTTGGTATTTTCGGCGGTAGTATTCTAATTTGGCTTGGCGGTCCATATTACTAAATAGTAGAAAATAAATTCTTAAATACTTTTCTTTAAACCTAAATTGTGTTATTTCGTTATTTTTAGATGTTTTTAATTTGGGCTATTACGTATGGATAAATTCCGGCTCAGTGTCTTCAATTCGTGTTATTCCAGTCCAAACTTTTGTGACTCTACCATACACTTTCTTGTCCTTACTCTCTACTGAACTGAATTTCTTGATGGTGATGTATTTCTTTAACTCAATACTGAATTTTTTGAAACTGATGCCTAACTTCTGTTGTTCTAGCCATTGTTGGATATTACTACTTTCAATGAAATGTTCGGCATTGTTAGATATTTCAAACTCGGTCAGGAACTTGTTTATTACGTTGGTATCGGCATCATCACCTATCCAGTCCACTTTTGCATTCAATACTGCTTGAGGGATGACATCTACTTTACCGCCTTTGATAAATTCAACGTATCTGTTTATTATCAGCTTCATGAAATTGAATTGAAATTTCTTTGTCTCAAGTTCTACTTCAATATTTACATCTTTCTTCAGTTGAAATTCGTTGGTTGGTTCTCCATCTATGAAAGTCTTTGAAAACCTTACGATATTAACTCGCTTGTTCACTGCATCATCATACGGGGTTATCTTCGGTAAATCGTTGGCTAGAATGAAACAATTGAATTGAGGGGTGAATTTGGTTTCAAGCCCGCCATGTACTCTCCCAACTAACGTGTCACCTCCACTGGATACTTTCTTTATTGAATTGCCGTCAAGTTCTTTATCCTTCTTGAGTTCATTGGATATGATGAGGCGGGTGTGTCTTAACAGAAAACACCATCTGAGTTTGGCCGCTTCGTCTGAACTGTTTTGGTTGTAAATTAAATTTTCAGCATTGAAGACAGAGACATATTCACCAAATGAATTGGTTAACGCCTTTGTTACAGTACTTTTACCTCCATCTGTTCCACCAAGTCCGAATAATAACCGTTTGAGTCTGTCACCTGCAATGGCACGGGCAATGGACAGTAAAAGGAATTCACCTTCTTCAGTTCCAAGTGGCGTGATGAACAGTAAATTCTTTATTCTATCCATGTATTCAGCGTCTTCAGTTTGGCTATAATTCATTGGAATTCTATACATGAACAATATGTTGGGGTCAAATGTCTCGTGGAACTCGTTGGTTCTTAAATTCAACCAGCCATCCATGAACAGTAATTTACCAAGTGACGTACTCTCAACCTCTTTCATCCAGTTATCATTCCTACACATACTCATTAGTTGGGGTATCATTTGTCGTTGTAACGAAGTTGAGTTACCATATCCTTTTTGGGACACTTTGAAACCATCGTCTTTGGTTGGAACTAATTGGAACAGGTACTTGTCAAGTTTATTGATAACTTTCAGGTGGGCTTGTTCTTTGCTGCTCCATAACCCAGTCTCTTTATCAAATACGAATAACTCATCATCACAACAGACCCAATGAGGATACAAACTGAAGACTACATGGGCTGCTTCGTGGTCGTTCTTCACTCCGTCATCTAATAAAAGTAATTGCGCCTCCTCCTCTGGTAATTGGGCTTCTTGTAACTGCTTGTCGGTGTATCCTTTATCTAACGGCTTCATGGTGAATTTCAAAGTGAAACCAAGTTCTTGTTTTATCAATGTGGTTAGTTCATCTAATATCTTCGGGTTGTAGTGTTCTTTGGGTATCATGAGTCCATCTGCACAAAGTACTACACTATTTTTTGTGATGTACTTCTTTTTAACACAAAACAGATACACCGCCTCTAGTATTTGACACTCGTATTCCTGTAAATGGTAACTGCACACAGTTCCCTTTTCGTTGTATTTTCTCTTTTGCTCCTCCTTCTTTTTTTTTATTTGGGTTGCTAGTTCTTTATTCTTTGAGACTATTTCACCCCCAATTTGTTGAAGCTCCTTTGAAAAGCTTGATATGAATTGTGTCGGCTTATCAGTTAGTGGTTGTCCTGAGTTGTTTGTTCTATCAACGTCATTGAACCAGCTATTGAATGACCCAAAGTACATTAACTGGATGAACAGTGTTTTGGCTGCATCTCGTTCAACGGCGTACATTCTTTTGACCTCTTCCAAAATTGCATCTCGTTCCATCACGTATTTCTTCAGGTACTCACAGGGAATGTCGTTGGCTTCGCATATTTGTAACAACAGAACAGGGTGACAATTCTCAATATCAATGTCAATATAGTTCTTATGGGCTAGCGTGTGGCGTAATTCTCGTCTGATATTAAATAAACCAAGGGCTTGTTTAGGTAGGACTCGTCCATATTCAATTCCCTTTGTCTTCCTGTATTTGATGCCTACTTTCCCGTCGGCTATCAACTCTCGGTACTTCTTCAGCTGCATTCTCTCACTTTCATGAACATACTCAGCCATCTTATGAGTGAACGTATCCCTCAGCAGTGACGATGTGATGAGTTGGTTGAGCGTGTTAATATCAATATCCTCTGTTAGTTTGAGTGCATCTAGTTTGCATGGCTTTGGGGAAACTGTCAAATTGAGTTTGGCGTGTTGGGTCATATTAATATAACTTAGAAAATAAATTCTTAAATACTTTTTCAAATATTTAAATTTCAAGCTTGAGGTAGCGG